TGAGCTTGCGATAGAGCGTCTATTTGTTGACTCCGGTGACGGTGCGGTGACGCCGTTCGTTTATCAGTGGGTATCGAAGCAGCCGCGCCCGAGGGTGTGGGCGATTAAGGGCGATAAGCGGTGCGATACGCCCGTGGGTCCACCGAAGCCGGTGGAGGTAACCAGCGGTGGCCGGAAGTTGAAGCTCGGGGTTTTGTTCAAGATCGTCAACTCTGATTTTTTCAAGGCTCAGTTCTATGCCGACTTGCGTAAGCGCAAGCCTACGGACGCGGAAATTGCGCAGGGATTAGGGTTCCCGCAAGGGTTCGTGCATATCCCCGAGGATGAGCGCTTCGCCGATGAGCACTGCCGTCAGTTGTGCGCTGAGCGGCTTGTCACGAAGAAGAAGCGGAACGGTCGCACGGTAAGCGAGTACGAAAAGACGTACTCAAATGAGGCGCTCGATACGCAGCTCTACTGCGATGCAGGCGCATGGGATTTCGGTTGGCATCGTTTCCAACGGAGGCACTTTGAAGCATTGCGCGCGAAGGTGAAGGCTCCGGAGCCGACGATATCTCCGGGAGTATCTTTACAACCTATTCAGGTGCCGCAACCGGCTCCGATGCCGGCAAGACGGAAGTTCCAAATAAGGCTTGGCTGATGGCATACGCAACCGCAGATCTTGACGCGATTATCGCGAAACTTGAGAAGTCGCTGGCGCTCGGAACGGCGGAGGTGCAATTCGAAGGTCGCAGGTTGGTGTATCGCAGTGTGGCTGACATTCGCGCTGCGATCACCTATTTTAAGTCGCTCTATGACGAAGCGACGGACGCTCCCCGGCCGACGGTTCCGAAGGTGCGGATGTACCTCGGTTATCCAAACAAAGGGTTCGGTAATTTCTGATGGGACTCCGAAAAACAGCGGGCCGGTTTCTCTACCGGGCGGCGGCGGCGGTATCCGGTTACAACGCCGCGACGGGAGGGCGCCGGACGATCAAGATCGGGCAGACCAGCCGCGGCGTCAACAATCTGGCTCTGTCGGAGGGGGATCAACTCCTTCGTATGGCGCGGAAGGCGGCGTTGGATAACCCGTATGCCGTGGTGGGTATCGGAGCGTTCATCGGAGAGGTAGTCGGGACCGGCATCCGGCCGCACTCCAGACATCCGAACCCGGATGTACGGCGGAACCTGGAGCGCGAATTCTCGCTGTGGACTGCACAGTCGAGCGCCACCAGAAGGATTGGTCCAGGTGGAAAACCGGACAGCCTGCAAAACTTTTTCACTCAGGAGATGCTGGTTTGCCGGAACCTGATTGAGGCTGGTGAAGCGTTCGCCAGGCTACGCCCGCGGCTCGCTTCGGACTTGTCTCCTGATGGCCTGCGAGTGCCGCTCCAAATCGATCTGATTGAGCCGGAGCAGTTGGCGTTCTGGCGTATGTCCGGAGATATGGCGTCTCCGGACAACCTGGTTCGCGCGTCTATCGAATTCGATCAGATCCATCAGCGTGTCGCGTATCACTTCTATCGCGAGCATCCCGGAGACTCTACGTTGTGGCCGAACACGTTTGAGGTTGTGCGCGTGCCGACGGATCAGGTCCTGCATTGCATGGAATTCGTCCGCGGGAATCAGATCCGCGGGATAACCGGACTGGCTCCGATCCTGGTGCAGTTGGATGACCTCGAAGGATACGACGATGGAGAGCGGTTCCGGCAGCGTCTAGGGTCTTACCTGTTCGCCTGGAAGAAGACGGCGACTCCGGACGATCCGCAACTTGCCAACGTCGCCAACTCCGCCGGAAACGAGACGGCGCCCCAAGGTGCCGCGTTCGTGGAATCGCAACCCGGAGCGATCACGGTAATTGACACCAACGCCAACGAGGAGATGGGCTTCTACTCTCATCCCGGCGTACCTGGAACGTATGAGCCGTTCATGCGTATCCAGCGGCAGACAATTGCGGCCGTCCTGCGCGTGACCTATGGGATGTTGACCGGGGATCATTCGAGCACGACGTTCATGAACGCCCGGGTGGATCTGCTGAAATTGCGGCGGATCTGGGAGCAGTTCCAGAAGGCGGTCCTTGTTCATCAGTTCTGCCGTCCGACGTGGCGTGCCTGGTGTGACGCAGCGGCGTTGGTGGGAATTATCAGCTCGAGCGATTACCGCAAGAATCCGGAGCAATATCTGGATGTCGAGTGGCTTCCGCAACCGTGGGAGTGGGTTGATCCGGCGAAGGACGTGGATACGGTCCGCAAGAAGATCGAATCCTGCCTGACTAGCCGTGCCCGCGAAGTCGCGAAGTTAAGCGGAGACATCGAGCAGATCGACGCGGAAATCAGGCAGGATCATGACCGCGAAGCTGCATTAAGCATCGTGCCAGTCTACGGTGCATCACGGGCAACGGAGGCGGTACCGCCGGGTGATGACGATCAGAAAGAAACGGGAGATGGTGATGACAAGGCTTGAGGAGGTGATGCAGCGGATCGGCGCCCGGCCGGCACTGATCCGACTCGCGAATGCCGGTGATTTCTTCGGGGAGAATGCTCCGTATCGGATCGAAGATGCAGTGGCAATCATCGACATTGTTGGACCGCTGTCAAATGCGGCCTGGTCTTGGCGCGGAACCACTTATGGCGAAATTCAGGATCAACTGAAGATCGCCAGCGCCGATCCGAACGTCAGGGGCATTCTGCTCAACATCAACTCTCCGGGCGGCGAGACGGACAATGCCTTCGAGACGGCGGATATGATTGCCGCGCTCGAAAAGCCTTGTTACGCCGTGGCTGCTACCTCGGCGTATTCGGCGGCCTACTTGCTTGCATCGCAGGCGGATCGCATCTATTGTTCACCGAAATCCGGCGGCGTGGGTTCCATCGGAGTTTATTGGATTCACATGGATTTGAGTGAAGCGATGAAACAGGCCGGCATCAAACCCACGATCATCTCTGCGGGTGAAGGTAAGGCGGATGCTAACCCATACGAGCCGCTCTCAGATTCGGCGCGTGCCGATCTTAAGGCGTGGATCGATTATCTGTACGGGCACTTCGTCGCCAGTGTCTCAGAGGGACGCGATATGTCGGCGGCAGAGGTCGTGAAACTCGGAGCGAAGTGCTTCGATGGGGCCGATGCTTCAATCGCGGCCGGACTCGCCGATGCTCCGGGGGATTTATCCACCGCGTGGGTGGATATGTGCAACGACATTCAGCGGCCATCAATACAGCCGATGGGCGCAAGGAGTTCTGCGGCAACCGCCGCGGGGAAGGAGCCAGTAATGGCAGAACAGCAGGCGGCGGAGGGCAAGGTTCCTACCGCCGCGGAAATCGAAGCGATGGTGACGGAGGCTCGAGACAAGGGCTTCGGTGCCGCCGCGGAAATCGTGGACCTGTGCGCACTCGCCGGCGAGCCGGGAATGGCGGCGGAGTTTATCACGGGGCGCAAGTCGGTTGCCGACGTGCGCGTGGCCCTGCTTGCAAAGAAGGTCGAGAAGGAGAAGGCGTCCACGCAGGGCAAAGAACTGATTACCGGTATCACTCCGGGAGCGGATGCCGGAGGCCAGGTGCAGGCGAAAGCGTCGCCGTGGCGCAACGTGTTGGGTTCGCTGGGCGCGCGGCTGAAGGAGGTGGTGAGTTAGATGAGTACGATCAACGAGAATCCGCGCGTCAGTGACGTGATCCTGTTTGAGGAGGGGCGTCACATCGAGTACACGCGCGAACAGATCACGGTCATATTGGGCACGGCCGCTTCGGTGATCGGCCAGGTGTTGGGCCAGATCACTATCGGCGCCGCAAGTTCGGCGGCCAGAAGCGGGGGCAATACGGAGGACAGCGGTGCGTTGACCCTAGATGCCACCACGCCGATCCTGGTGAATGCTCAGGTTGGCGTCTACAAGGTGCGCTGCATTACCGCAGCGACGGGCGGAGGCACATTCCGTGTAACCGATCCGCTCGGCCGGGTGCTCGGCGATGTCGCTGTGGGGGCTACTTTCGCGGAGCAGATCAAGTTCGCTATCGCGGCCGGTTCCGCAGATTTTGTGGTGGGAGACGGGTTCGACATCACTGTCGCGGCCGGCTCCGGGAAGTGGACTCAGGTGAATCCGTCCGCTACGGACGGCTCGCAGAACGCGGCCGGCATCCTTATCGCCAGTCCGTTCAGCGCGCAGCTCGCGGCGGATGCGGTGGCTTCGGCGGTCACTCGCGGTCCGGCCATCGTGAAGACCGGCGGACTGGCGTGGACTACCGATATGACGGCCGGTCAGAAAACCGTTGCGCTCGCGCAACTCAAGGCGCTCGGTATCACGAGCCGCACCGATTACGGCGTCTAGTCGCGCCACGAAGGGGACAGAAGAACATGAGCGTTAATATTCTCAACGTTTTCAATCAGGACGCCTTCCAAGTGGCGGCCCTGACTGCGGCGGTGAACGACATCACTCCGCAGTACGGCAGACTCGGTGCGCTGGGGCTGTTCCGCGACGAGGGCGTGACTCAGCCCACCGTGGCGGTGGACTTCGACCCGATCACCAACCAACTGCTTCCGCAATCGAACTGGGGCGCGCCTGGCGTCGCCAACAAGACGGCGAAGGGCAAAGTGATGTCCTTCTCGGTTCCGCATTTCCCGGTGAACGATCAGGTCCTGGCGTCCGACCTGATGGGACGCCGCGCTCCCGGCACGAATGATACGCTGACGGCCCAGCGGCTGCTCGGCAAAAAGATGATCGAGATGCGGGCGAAGCTCGATCAGACGCTGGAATGGATGCGTCTCGGCGTGCTCAAGGGAGGGTTGGTCAAAGACGGAGCCGGTAACACAATTCTGGACATCTACGGGGTTTTCGGGATTTCGCAGGTTTCCACGTCGTTCGCACTCGGCACTTCGACCACGGATGTGCTCGGGGCCATCGCCGCCCGCAAGCGCGCTATTCTCGCAGCTCTTCGTGGAGAGTTGATGAGCGGATTCGTCGCGATGTGCTCGGACGGTTTCTACGACAAACTGGTATCGCACGCCAATGTGAAAGTCGCCTTCCAGTACTTCCAGAATGGCGGCCAAACGCTGGCGGATGATTTCAGCGCTGGCACCGTGCCTCCGAATGCCGCCGGCCTGACGGCCGTCGCCGGGCGTCCGTTCTACTTCGGCGGCGTGGCGTGGCTCAACTACAGCGGAGCCGTCAGCGATTCGGCGGGTAACTCTCAGCCGATGATCGATGCCGACTCCGCCTACCTGGTTCCGCTGGGCACGAACGCCTTCAAGACGTATTTCGCGCCGGCGGACTACTTGGAGACGGTCAACACCGAAGGCCTGCCCTTCTACGCGAAACAGAAATTGCTCGACTACGACAAAGGTATCGAGGTCGAGTGCCAGAGTAACCCGCTTCCGATCTGCCTGAAGCCGGCGCTGATTCAGAAACTCACCGTCGCTTAGGTCGGCGAGTCAATTCAAGGGCGGCTTTGGCCGCCCCGTAGTCTCGCTAGAGCGGAGGTTTGATGTCACTGTGGTCTGATCTATCTGAGCACGTCAACGCCGAGGTGGTGGCCACATTCGGCATCCCGGCGACGCTACAACGGCAGGATGGCTCCACGCCGGAGGAAATCCTCGGAGTCATTCAAAGACCAGGTTTGTCGGAGGACTTCACGCCAGGCGGCTCGCAGGGCGTCAGCGCCGTTCGGCTGTTTGTGAACTTCGCGGATATACAGCCTCCTCCTCAGCACGGCGATACGGTGACGCTGAATGGTATCACCTACGTCGTGACTGAGGTGGAGGCAGACACGAATGGCGCAGCCGTTTTGAAGTTGAGGATTACCTGATGCTCAATCCAGCACAAGTTACCGATGCCGTGACTCTGGCGCTGCAATCCATCCCGGAGTTATCGGCGGCGATGACTGTAGCGGACAGCAGCGGCAACGCCAACCTGCGTATTTCCGCGTTCCATTTTCGCCTCGGGGCTGAGCACAGCCTGGCCGAGGCGGTGTACAAAATGCCGGCTCCCTCGATATTGGTTGCCTGGGAGGGAACGCTCGGCGGAAACTTCAACGGATATCAGATCTGGAAGCACCGCATTGCCGTCTACCTGCGAATGGCAAACATGGCGGGCAATGTTGATCCGGTGGGATACGAGGATCTCTGGGCAATCATCTGCAACCGGCCGCCAAACGGAGCGGCTACGAATATCCGGTGCCTGAACATCCTGCCGGGACTGGACATCATGGAAACCCCGAGCATTTCCCACCTGCTCGATGAGGACCGACTCGACATTTTCCGCGGGGAGTTTGTGATCCCCGAGATAGGCGACAACTGACGATGAACAACGAAAAAGTGCAACTTCGCCATCCGCACACCGGGGACGTGGTAGAGGTCGAAGCGACTCCCGCGGAGCTGGTGCCGTACATGGTGCAGGGCTACGAGCAGTTCACGCCGGCAGAACCGGCAAAGGGGGAATGACGGATGCCGGCGAGAGTCCAACAACTGATCCTGGGCGTGAGTAAGGCCAAACAGGCGAATATCGCGACGGCCGTTGCCGCGGCGAGTTTTCTACGGTTTAAGAAGCTGAACGCGGATATCACCAGTCCGCGCCCGGTCTTCGAGAGCGACGCGGCGGAGATCGGCAAGGGCCATGAGTTCGCGAGTCAGACGTTCCCGTCCCACTACGACGTGGCGAACAGGCTCGAGAAGTATGCCTCCGCCGAATTCGTTACGTGGGCCGCGGCTTTCGGACTGGGCAACGTGGTGATGAGCGGTTCTGGGCCATCATACAATTACACGGCCACGCCCATTGATCCGGCTACGACCCTGGAGTTGCCGTACTTCTCCCTGGTGGAGCAGGTCCCGGAAGGCGGCGGCAATGCAGTAGACAACCTGTATGTCGGGTGCGCTATCGAAGAGTGGCTGTACCAGTTCAACTACGGGCCTGGCCGCGCTTCATCCAGGATGACCGTGAACTGGGTCGGTTCCGGAAAGGTCACTTCCCCAAGTGAGATCACGGTTCCGGCATTGACGGCCGAGAAGAACATGCTCGCGGCATCGATGGCCTTGAACGTGAACGGCGTCGATTATGTGGGCACGAAGCGGATTCTGTCCGGCGCCGTCGGATGGAAGAATAACCTGCTCCTGAACGCCGGATTCTTCCCTGGCTCAGGGTTGCAGAATGGGTTGCAAATCCGCGGCCGGATGGAGATCGGGACACGCGTACCGAGCTTCCAGTTCACCACGCGGCTTATCGCCGGATCGACGGAGTACAACACACTCACCAACCAGACCACTGGAACGGCGGTCCTGACCGTGCAGTACGACGCGGACAACCAGGTGACGTTCACGTTCCAGAAGATGGCGTTCCAGGTTGTGGAGAACGCGGAGGCGGATGGTATCGTGGCTGTCACCGTCACGGGCGCCCCGATGTACGATGATACGAATGGCGTACTGACTGTTGCGTCGAAGTGCTCCATCCAGGGTATCGCTCAGTAGTTGCTGTCAGCACGATAGGTCCATAAAGCCCGCGCCGGACTGGAGGCGTTCTCCGCGCTGCGGAAGGTCCGGCGCTTTTATCCACATCAAAACAGAGAGGAAATTAAATGCTCTACGGAGAATTACCGGAAGTTATCGTCGATGGCGTGACCTT